ACCACTCAGATCATTATCTATTTCACTATTTGTTTTGTACAGCTTTGGAGTTTTATTAAATACTCCTTTCTTTGCCACAAAGAATTTTCCATCAGCAGGATCAACTCCAGCAAAGATCGCAGGCGCGCCATCCCATTTTGTTGTCAAACTAACAGGAGCTTGTGTATTGCCCGACAACATATCACGTATATTACGAATGTAATTAATTACATTTCTTGTACCATTAACACCACCGTCTATCACAGCATCTTCGAGGTGTGTCATATGGAGGTTTGCGTCTGCCTCCGTTAAATACTGATTGTACGATTTCATTTATTTTCCTGCCGTTAATTTAACAAAACTGAATATATCAGTTTCTTTTATCCCAGCTGATTCGCTATATGATTTAATCCAGTTTCTTGCTATTGAATTCTGTATTGCTTGCTTGGCAAACTTTCTTGCCCATTTAAAACCTATTGCGGATATATTATTTACATCAGAACCTTCACTGTTATCTAATACAATAAAGTTTTGCGAAAAGTAACCTTGGAATTTGCCAATGTTTTTATTTACTTCTTTCCAAAATTTTATAACTTCTTGTGTAGGTAAAGATCTTTCTCTAGCATCGTTGCGCATTAATGCCGTATCTAGATCTGTATTCACAAAGATCATTGAAACATCATATCCCAGTTTCTTTAGTGATTCTGCCTGCGTTTTAATTTTATCAAAATCTTTGCCAGTTCCATCAATAACGAGACCTAGACGGCCAGTTATATAACCTGTCAATTGAGCATCAGTAAGTTTCTTTGCGGACTGCCTTGCTTGCTGGCCTGCTATTGAAAATATAGTATCAGGATCCATTTCTAGGCCTGCTTGTTTCATTGCCCTTTCAAACGCAATATCTGAGTTAACAACTTTAAACCCCAAAGCCTGCAAACCAACTGCTTTAACCATAAAGCTCTTACCTGATCCAGGACCACCTGCTAGGAAGATTGCTTTAAATATCGCCGGATCATTTGGCCCTTCGTCTAAGAAGTTTGAAAATCTTTTCATTATAGTGTAATCTCCATTGGTATACCAACAGCAGACTGTATCTCAATTCCAAAGAATCTCATTAAAGCAGCAAACATATTGCTGCCCATCTTGGCAATTTTTTTAAATACATCTGATACCTTTTTAATTACTGCGTTAATAGCATTAGTTACTTTGGCTACAAATGACTGTCCTTTGTCCTTTGCCCAATCACCAGCTTTCCTTAGCATATCAAGAGGACCTTCTGATAAAAAGTTTTCAGTTAACATTAAACCGTCGATTTGCTCCATTTCAGATAATACAATACCCGCTAACGTTTCTGATTCTTTAATACCTAAACGCAACGAAGAATATGCAGGAGATCCACCCCCGCCAGATTTAAACGCTACATAAGGTCTTACTGTTTTAGCATACTTTATAATGATAGGATCTTTAATATTATTAATAGGTTCAACCTCAACGGCACCAGTTAGGCTAAACTTACCTAATAAATTAGCAGCTGCTTTTGAATTTTTAGAACCAAACTTATGATTACCTGTAGCTGCCTCGAGAACAATATGCTTACTGAATAACGAATTGGCAGAAGTGTCTTGATTAATAAAGGATTCCATCATAGCGGTCAATTCTTTATTACCTTTATCCTTTACTTGGAAATCTATTACAGCATCAGTCTTTTCGCCTTTCTTAGATTGTGCTCGCAATTCATTAGCAGCAGTTCTTGAAACTAACGTAACCATCTTTTCTTGCATATTCGCAATAAGATTGGAAGCAAATCCTTTATCATTACCCATTTCAGCCAGTGCAGCTTTAACAATAGCAATTGCCTCTGATTTAGATGGGGACGCAAGTTGTGAGCCGCCGCCCTTCTTTAAGGATATCTTTTCTTTAAAATCGGCAGAAGCAATGTCGGTCTTCGGCGTTTTATTCTTAGCGCCCTCTGCTGTCCATATAGGACCTAAACTAATATTACCTATACCACGACCGGTTTGAACCAATTGTTTTGCTGATAATGATTTCTTAAAATTGGATGCAATAACATTTGCTTGATCTTTATAATTATCCCAGAACTTCATAGCAACTTCCACTGTTTCAGAATCAGTAGGGGTTCCATTCATTAGGTTATAGGCATATACAATAACGTCTTCCCATTCAGCGCCACTTGGTGGCGAACCCGACGACTTAACATGAGTAAAAGAACTAGACTTAAAAGATGGGGCACCTTTAAAATGATATATCTTGCCATCGGGTGCCTTTAAGAATTTTTCTGCAGCACCATCTTCAGATCCAAACATCCCATCAACTTTAGTTACCTTACCAACAATTTCAAACACGTCGCCTTGTTTGTAACCTAAAGTGTCAAGATCTTTAAACGCCTTTCCATTGTACATAACCTTATGGCCAATTACGTAGTCAGGCTTTAAGAAAGAGGCTTCTGTAATAAAAGAGTTATAGCGTTTCATTGAGTATCCTATTAAAATTTATACATATCTATAAACTTTATTTATACATAATGTCAAGTTAAAGTAACATCACTAAATACGGACTTGCCGCCACCGCGCTTATTCAATCTCATTCCAATATCAGTTTTATCAAATACTGGTGGACTATCACGCAAATTTTGAAATCCTTTACCGCCACCGCCATTATGCCCTTGCTGACCACCAGAATTACCATCTAAGTTTATATTCTGTTGTGCAGATTCTTCGAGTTCATAAATCTTCATCTTGGATCGTTCAATACCTACAAGGAATCTACGATAGTAACCCATATCTCCCCAACGATTTTTCAACTGTTTAATCATTAGCTGACCCATCTCTTCAAGGTACTCAGAACTGACTAGACCAAAGATTGCATCTGCCGTGTGGGTTATACCCATTGACTCTGAAGTGTTTGTTAGATCAACATCTGAGTTACCATACGCATCTCTGTTGAACTGAGACGAGGTAACAATTGCACAATTATATTCCATAGCTAATCCGCGTACTTCTTCTGCAATAGATTTTACCAAAGTATAACTATTAGCAGCGGCAGCACCTTTTACTCTAGCAGATGAACAGATATTTAAATAGTCAAGATAGATAACATCTGGTGCAAAATTCTTTTTTAGTTTTAACTCATTAAGCAAATGCCTAAAGTGTCCACTATGAGCAGAACCTGTGGGGAATTCTTTAATAACTAGCTTGCCTGTAGTTTTTGATTTGTAACGTGCCATACGCTTTTCAAATACATCACGAGGAACTTCCGCAACTTCATCAAGAGTAATATCCATGATGTTTGCATCAATACGACGGCCTATTTCCTCGGCAGCCATTTCCATTGTAACATACAAAACATTTTTTCCATACATCAAATGATTTGCAGCCATATGACATTTAACTAACGATTTACCACCACCTGTTGTTGCCAATAACACAGTCATAGATTTGCGAGGTAAACCACCTTTAGTAATTTTGTTTAGTATATCAATATCAAATGGAATGCGTTCTTCTTTACGATGATAATGTTCATAACGATCATCGCCATCTTCAAGGAAGTCATGACCAACAGATTGGTCAAAACTGATACCCAACGAATCGGATAACAGTTTTGGTATTTCTCCTTTACCCATTACTGGGTCTTGACCATCAAGTATCAGAATGGACTTACGTATTGTATTATATAAGTCCTTATCCTGACAGAATTTTTCTGTTTCATTAAGAAGAAACTCAACAGAAGTATCTGGATCAACCTTTAACTCGTTTATAAGAGCATTGGTTGAAGTGTACATATCTTCGTTGAGATCTTTCCTTTTATCAAGAGCAATTTTTAATGCCTCAATGGAAGGCGGGGCTTTGTACTGTTCAATGTACTCAGCCGCCGTCTCAAACACTTTCTTAAACGATATGTCTTCAAAATATTCTTCTTTTAAATATGGAAAGACCTTACGGCCAAATTCCTCATTCAGAATCAGATTCGATAGTATCGTTTTCTCTAGCATTTTGATCTCCCATTACTGCTGCATTTAATTTAAACTTGCGTTCTACGTATTCATTAAACTTTGGACATGCAATTAGACGTTCAAAAAAATCATCGTCCTTTTCAATATCCTTAGCTCTACGTTTAGGTTCAAGTACTTCACCAGTATCCATATTGATTTCGTTATACCAGCCTTGAGTTTTAGAATCAAGATGTCCTGACTCCAAAGCCAATTCCATTAACGATGACCATTTCTGAATACCTTTATCAAACAATACAGTGAAAGGAAGTTTTGATTTTTCCTTAACGTATCTTGACTTTTCAATATTAA